CGGAACGAACATTCTTAGAGATGTCTCTCAAAGGAGCAGACTTCTCTTGAATAGTCCTCATCAATGAACGAACACCAGAGTCTGACAAGAAAATTACATCAGTACCAATACTCTGAATAGAGTCTCTAGCAATACATCCAATAGAGCCTACTGTGTCACTTAAAGAAAGAGTAGCAGGAGTAGTAGCACCAGCATAAACAAGAATTTGCCGCTTGCCAAAGATAAATAGAAAATCATTGTGAGCCGCCAATCCCATGATCTCATCAGACCCATTAGGCCATACACGAGAGACATCCAAAGTACCAGTAGTACCACCAGACCAAACATGACCCGCAATCAGGTCAGAGAAAGTAATCGTTACCTTGTCAGTAGATGTATTGGCAACCCACAAGCGACCAAATGCAGAAATACAGATGTTCGCAGAAGGAACAGTCCCTACATAACCTGTCTTCTCAGAAACTCTGCGATAAGTGGTTGTACTCACCGCTGGGTCGTAAATCAATGGATCGTGTCCAGATTGAAAGAAATAAGTGATCCCATTCAAAGAAGCACAATGCCAATTACTAGCAGTAATGGTCGGAGCAGAACCACCCCCCCCATAGGTCAACTCAGTCACAGCATTGGAAGTGCCAAGTTTGAACAACTTATTGTTGCCAGCAAACAACACCGTCAATGTGCCATCAATCTGTACTAACTCATGGATAACAGTTACATCGTTTGAGCCAAGGTTTCCAGATGAAGGATTAACCAATGTATAGCCCTTGCGAGCACCAATGCGTCCATATTGGTCAATCACGCAATTAGAGGCAACCAAAGCAAAGCCAGAAGACAAATCCAACGGAGAGTCTTGCGTATTCAGGCCATAAAAGCCTGGTGCGCTTACGCTGTTACTTTGTAGTGGTGAAGCCATTAAACTGCCTCAAAACTTGTTTCTTCAGGGTAACGGGTGCTCTCTGTTGCAATGGCATCAGACAACATCCCACGGAATAAAGCATAAGCCTCTGAACTATTAGTGCCACCATCCTCGCCACGCTCAATCAAAGCACGAGCATAGGCACTCTGAGCAACCAAATAGTCCAAGACCTTCACAGATGTGCCATCAGAAGCCAAAGCAGCTTGTGGAACAATCACATCAAAGTAGATCGTATAAACGCCATCAGGAGGAGGGTAGACATCAATCTTTGTGTCTCCATTTCCATCAACACCATTGAAACAGTATTCAGTTGGCACACCAGAGACAGGCGTTGTGAAGTTCAACTTACGATTCATCACAGTAAATGGAATATCGGTCAATCCAACATTGTTGGTGACATTGATAGCATCCATTACACGGAACTTCTGACCAACACCAGTTAAAGCGTAAGAAGTAGTGCCACCCGCAGTAGTGACAGTTATTGTTTGAGACAGACAATTCCAAGTGTAAGAGTCTTCAATCTGGCGTTTGGCATCGTTGACAAACTTGCCAATCAAAGCAGAGTAGGTTGTCTCGGAAACAGTAGAAACATTAGTTTCACGCAATCGTGTCAATACATCGTTGACAAGCTCTAAGTAGGTCATGCTCGTTGCGCTCCTTGAACCTCAAAGGTTCCTATAAAACTGAATGTACTGCCAGCTTCAGTTGTAATTTGAATTCTATCGCCTTCTTCCAAAACAATATAAGCACTACCATTAAACTGAAGATAGTCTTTAGCAGTAAAGTTATATTGGGTAAGAATGTCGTAAGTGGTATTTAAACTAGCGTCATACCATTGAACAGTAATGTGTTTTGTCGATCCACCAGTATTGTGGATGTACATGACTGTGAATTTGGCGTAATACCCCGTTGGTACTGTGTAAACAGTAGTCAGCGTAGCGGCACTAGGACTAACTCCAACGGATACTGGTCTCATTTATTCCTCTTAGAGATCGCTTTAGCTTTTGCTTTAGCGTCTTCCTTGGACGATGCGCCCCAAGCTCTAAGAGATAATAGAAGTCGAGTAGGCTTTCCATCTTTCATCTCAGCGCCAGGCATATTGCCCATACGTGCTAAAAAGGAGGCCCTTCTCGGGTTGTCGCCTGACTTTACTGGTGCTTTTAAATTTCCACCTGTTTCTGCATTATACGATGCTCTTCCCTTGGCATTCAATCCCCCAGAAGGAGATTTTCCTTCTTTTCTTTGCCAAGCAGGAGTCTTCATTTCTTTTTAGCGGTCTTAGCCGCTGCTTTAAACGCCGCCTCAGTAGGAGCGCCTTTAGAACCAATCTTACGCATCTTTTCCTTAGAACCCGCCTTGATGCGTTCTTGTTTGGCATGAATGTTTGCGTAAAGACCTTGTTTCATTTCTTCTTCCTAGCTTGGCTTAGAGCAATGGCAATAGCCTGTTTCGGCTTCTTAACCACAGGGCCACCTTTGCCAGAGTGCAACTCACCCGCCTTAAACTCACGCATAACTTTGCTGATTTTGGCTTGACGGGCAGTCTTTTTCATTTGCTACGACCTGACTTTTTCATCATGTTAGTAGCGGTACGGCTACCACGCACAGGCATAGCTCTTGGCTTACCAACAGCAACCATAATAGCTACAGGCATACCTTTAGCCTTTTTAGGCATCTTTGAACTGGTCATTTTGGTTTTACCGTACATATCATCACCTTATGAGTTTAGTTGCAACAAAGGAAACTATGCCACCTAGAACAGAGGCAATAGCCATTCCTACAAACATACCACCCTTGGATTTGTTAGCCATCTCCAAAAGCAATTTAATATCTTCTCGCATGGCATGAACTTCTGTTTGAAGCGACTGAACTTGGGCTTCTAGTTTGCCAAACTCTCGTGGGTCAATTTCAGACATTTGCTACTTTCTTTGGCCTACCTAACTTCTTAATAGGTGTTGGTGGCGCTAAAACAACAGGTTTATCATTGTTTTCGACCACTTCTTCTTGGTCGATTCTGACATAGCCCTGATGACCCTTCATTGAATCAATATCGTGCTGTTGCGTAAATGTAACAGTCTGACCGCTTGCTAAACACCGAAAGGTTGCCATAAGAACTCCGTTAAAAAGGGGGTTTTTAGCCCCCTTTTAGATTAGACCATGCGAACAACAACAATCTTCATTGTTGTAGATGCTAAGTCAACAGGGCCAGTACCTGACTCGTTCTGAATACGGAACTTGACTGTGTTTGCGGCAGAAACATAACCTGTTACTGTCAAACCAACCAAGTCCACACCCAAAGATGCGCCAATGACCATATCGCCCAAGGCCACGCCTGGTACTGTGATGTCGTCTGTCTCACCTGCTCCGTCAGCCAAAGAGCCAGCGTTCATGGTGCAAGTAACTGCCCATGTATCGCTGAACAGGCCACGGAACTGGTCATTACCTCTACGAGATACGACTGCTGATGCGGTTGCCATAATAAAGCTCCTAATTAAGTTTAAAAAGTCCCCCCACCATTACGGCAGGGGGCGCAACTGCAATTAGGCTGGTACTGCCAAGGCAAAAGCACCAGAAGCGTTAGCAGCAGAGCTAGTCGCACTAGTACGCAGAGCTTTCACACCATAAATGGTGTCAGCAGTAAACAATGTACCAAGGTACTCTTGTTTGTACTGAGTCTGTGAACGGATTCCCAACTGCTCAACCAACACCATAGAGTCTTTATGACCCATCAAGCAGATACGATCAGTGCCAGAAGAACCAGCGCCAGTATCAGCGTTAGATGAGGCAAACACAGCCATGCCGTACAGTTGACCGATTTCACCATTGCGGATCGCATCGCCATTACCAATGAAGGCTTGCTCGGTATAACGAGCCAAACCCATCAGCGTGTTACGGCTTGAAGGAGGAATCAGGAAGAAACGACCATCCATAGGAATGTCGTTGTCGTCCAAACGCTGAATAGTGCGACGAATAGCGGCATCTGTCAAAGCGGCTGCGTTTGATGATGTGCTGTTGTAAGCAGTAGTACCATCAGAGCCGATATAGGCTTTGGTAGTAGTGTTGCTAGTAGCATAGTCGTCAGTACCAACTGTAGCGCCATTGAAAGCACGACCCAATTGAACCAAGTCAGTGTCGATGCGTTTAGCCAAAGCATAACCAGCGTCTTCTGTGTAGAAAGAACGCAGTGATGTCAGGGCTTGAACTTCAACGATGTCTTCGATCAAACGTGAGTACTCATAGTGCTTGTTGATCAACACTTGAATGTTGGTGTCGCTCTCAGCAATCAAAGTCACGGCATCAGTAGCGGCCTTCAAAGAGGCAGAGCCACGAGCTGGGCTAGGAATGTTGATGGTGTCACCCTTTTTGCCTTTGAAAGACATCTTCTTGACCAAATTAGCCAAAACGAGGTTCTTTTTATAGGCGGCAACAATTTCATCACTCCAAATTTCTGGAATGAAGTTAGCTGCGGATGTAGTGGTTACACTATTTGTGGGGGAAAAGGCGGTATTTGCCATAATTAAATCTCCAATAAGTTAAGTTTACTTAACACGACCTTCTGAATACGCTT